AGCATTTCAGTACAGGAAAAGATCCGTGAAAAGTCTAGGGAAGTTGCAGGCGAGATCGAAGGCTGGATTGACGAATGGGTAACGAATAAAAAGACACCAATCAAAACCGTTGAAGATTTTGTATCGCTATTCAAAGGCAATGCTTTAAAAGCAAACCACACGATTTATATCAAATCTGTATTTCAAAAACGGGCAGCAGAATTCGAAGAAGTTTTAAAAGGTGAAGACACAGACTTAGTAGAAGCTTATTCAAACTTCAAAAGAATTGAACTAAAGAAAATGGTTGTTATGATGCGCAACCTAATTCTGGCTTGCGATATGATACAGGAAGTTTCCAAAGTTACTAGGGCTCCTAGAAAGAAGAAGCCTGTTTCAGTGGAAAAAGTTGTTGCAAGATTGAAGTATAAAAAGGAAGATTCACAACTTGGTATTGTGAGTATGAATCCGGTGCATATCATTGGATCCAAAGAAGTTTGGGTGTATAACACAAAGACACGCAAATTAGGCGTCTACAAAGCAGTAGACGCAGAAGGACTCACTGTTAAAGGCACTGCGCTGCTCAATTTTTCCCCAGATTCTGTAGAAAAAACAGTACGCAAGCCCGCAGAGACGCTCGCTGAGTTTAAGAAGGCAAGTAAGATTAAACTTCGCACATTTTTGAAGGAATTAACGACCCTCGATGTTCCTTGTCCAGGGAAGTTAAATGAACACCACGTTATTCTGAGGATAGATAAATGATAATGACAGAAGATGATACGTTTAGAGTTCTTGCTAACCGTATACCATTCATTGATATGATGAAAATATATCGATCTGGTAAAGGACCAAAGCCTCCTGCTAAGCCAGGAGAATGGGACGCCTTCATGTTAAAGTATGGTTGGAAATGGCCAGAGTTTGTTGTTCATTGGAAAGAATGGAACGGTGGAATGAGCACATATCATGAATCAGAAAGACCAACAAAATGACTGAACAGATTAGAATTAATATTCCACGCCCTTATCCGGGCACAGACGAGAATGAAAAGCAGATTGCCTTTATTGAGCCCTTACGTGAAGATAAGCGAGTAATGGTAACAAATGTTTATTTTTATAACTTGGATCAATTTGCGCGTGGAGAGCAATCATCACTGAGTCCGGGATTCAGATATGAATTTACCTTTTTAAATAGAGAGGATGCTACCGCGTTTAAATTAACGTTTGGTGGTGAAGAAGTTTTATGAAATTATTCTTGGATACAGAACTGGCTTGAAAAATGATAAATACTCTTAACGGAGTATTATGGCATATAATAAGATAACATATAGAATAAATTATCTTGGTGAAAAGATATATTGTAATGTTGATGAAACACCAAAGACTGACCATGTAATAGAATTAATCTGCGATAAATGTGGGCATAATTGGAATGCATCGACAAGTAATTGGTTGAATAGAAAAAGGCGCCCGGCATATATAGGTGAAATATGTATAAAATGTTTAAGAACTGGTGAAGGTAATCCATCTTTTGGCAAAGATAGATCCACTGTAATGGCTTACGCTAGGCAGTTTCAAAAAGTAAATGGGATGTCTGGAAATTATCATACGCCTGAAACAAAAGCACTTATGTCTAAAAGTAAAGTGGATTTGATTGCTGAGGGTAAGTTTGATATAAAGAGTTGTAATAGGGGCAGAAAAGCTTATTACGTCTCAACTAAATCTAATATTCAGTTTCATGCAGATTCAATTCTTGAATTAGCGAGGATGATAGAATTAGATAATGATGTAAATATTAAGACTTGGACAAAACATCATGGAATACGAATTCCATATTTATTTGAAGATAGAAATCATAATTATGTACCTGATTTTTTATTAAAAGACATTCATGGAAATACAATATTAGAAGAAGTAAAAGGACGAATAGATTCTGTTGATATTCAAAAGGAACAACAAGCAATCAAATATTGCCAAGAAAATGAATTCTTATATAGAATGATTACTAGTAGAGATTTAGCAGATCCGAAGAATTATAAAAAACTATTGAAGGAAATAAAATAATGAAGGTCTACTTGGATACCGAATTTACCTCCCTTGAACCTGGTAATAAACTTATCAGTATTGCTCTGGTCGATGAGAACGGCGAATCCTTTTATGCTGAACTCAATGACACTTATAAAGTGAGGGAATGTTCCGATTTTGTAAAGAAGTATGTTCTGCCAATTCTTAAAGGTGGAGAATTCGTTATGTCTGAAAACGAATGTGCCTTAAAGATGGCAGATTGGATTGAAAGTCGCAATGAAGACTGTATCATTGCTTGTGATAATTATTCCTGGGATATTCCGTTCCTCAATAAACTCTTAGAAAAGACTAAATTGTGGCCGGCAAATCTAGACAGGAATGAACGATATATGTTTATGATTGCGGACGAAGATTTAGCTCGAATTGTTCAGGAACATAACTTCCATCCACATAATGCTTTGGATGATGCCAAAGTAATGCAGATTGCAGATAGCGAAGGTAACGCCTGGGAATACTGATAAATACAGGTATGAAATTATCTGAAATTATTAATGAAAGATATATTGATATAGCATCAGAATTGCCACCTGAAATAATTCCTAAAATTAAGCAATGGTATGACGAGGGTGTTCCATATCCAGAAATAGCGACAAGGCTAAATCTAAAACTCGGCCGTTATGCCCTTTCATTTGATAATGTTGTTAGTCTTTTGAATAAAATTTATCCTGAAAGAAATCTTAGAATAATGGGTGGTCAGTGGCGCCCAGGACACGCACCTTCTAGACCTCCTAAATATCGAGAATCCAAACCCGCCAAAGTGGATCCGCGTGATATTGAACAAGCCCCTGAAATGATTAAGATGTATACCAGTGGTGCTGCTTTGAATAAAATAAGTAGAAAGTTTTCTCGTACTGTGATAGCCATAGATAGGATTATTAACAGTCAGCCTAATGCTGCTGATTTGAGAAAGGCGCGTCGGACGTCGTTAGGTATTTAAGATTGTTTGGATATATTGATAAATACGGTATGAGATTATCTGAAATTAACGAACCAAAAAAATGGCCTATAGTCAAGGGAGGAGTATTACCTACTTCTGTTTTACAAAACTATTTTGACTCATTAAAACAAGATATGACAAATGCTACCATTGATGTAGAACCTTATAACTCACCATCGTTTAGGCTTGATATGCTTGAAAAAATGATTGCAAAGTTAACTACTCTCAGAGATAGATTAGCATCAGATTCTGTGGTTACTAAAGCGCAGACATCTGGTAATATCCATGGTTCTGCGATTGAAAGAGCTAAATTTAAAAAATGATAAATAAGGTATCACTGGAGAGTTGATACCTTATGTCTGCACAAATTACACCGAAAACCTTGTTAATGAAGCAAATCGAGCTCGGGCTCGGTGCGCAAATGGTCGATGTTGAACTTGATGTTGAACACTTAAATCTTGCAATTACGATCGGAATCCAAAGACTGCGTCAGCTTTCAGATGGATCGATGCTTGAGAAAGATATTTTCCTACACATTACACGTGACATAAACGAGTACACTCTCCCAGAAGAAGTGCAAGAAGTTCGACGTCTTTATCGTCGTGGAGTCGGTGCATACACCAATGGTGGTATCAATTTCGACCCGTCTAGTGCTGCATTTGCCAATATCTATCTATTGCAACCAAATCAATCAGGTGGATTGGCAACGTGGGATTTCTACAACCAATATTTAGAAACTGTAGAAAGAGTTTTTGCAAGTCAATATAATTTTACCTGGGATGTCAATAGCCATAAACTGACACTTATTCGCAGGCCTACTGGTGACGAAGAAGTGGCTGTTAGAGTATGGGTTAGAAAATCGGAAGATGACATTATTACGGACCCTTATTGTGGCCCGTGGTTGCGCTCATATGCGACGGCCAAGGCTAAATATATGTTAGGTGAAGCACGTTCTAAATTTACTTCTGGTTTTCCCGGACCTACAGGAAACGTCACATTGAATGGGGCTGAACTCAAGCAGGAAGCAGCCGCCGAAATGGAAAAATTAGAAGCAGAATTATTGAACATGGTTACCTCGTCAGATGGGTATGGTTTCATCATAGGGTAAAACATGAAATTTTTAATAGCATTTTTAACAGTGTTGTTTTTATCTGCATCAGCAGTATCGCAACCGATTCCCCCACTTTCTAATACGATTCTTAGAACAACTACTATGAATCAATTTGATTCAAATGTTCCGGTTGTACCATTTGATCCAAGATTTAAACCAATCGGGGAATTTTATCACACAACAGTAGATAGTCGTTGGTATTTGTTTACAAGAGCAGATCCTGGTGTAAATAATTTAGGTAAACCTCCAAGTGACTTTTTTATTACATCGGTGAATTTGGAGTGCGGGCTTAGAGGTACATCCGGGGGGCCAGTATTATACACATATTATTCGAACCCTTCGCCTACTTCCGCTATTCTCATTATGTCTGCGGGTTATGATGCTTCAAAGATCCAACCACATTTATCGACACCCGAATGTCCATTTGATATAACAACCTTACCGCAACTTGTATTTGCTATTGCCAATAGATACATTTATGTAAATGTTCGTACTGTAGGATATCCCAGTGGTTTTCTTAGAGGGCAACTTTACTGGATACCTCCAGGAGAGTAAGCCATACTTAAATCTTTTTTGAAGAGGAAAAATAATATGAAATTTTTAGTAGCGTTTTTATCGGCATTGTTCTTATCTACATCAGCAATGGCACAGGTAGTTCCTGATGATGTAGTTTATAAAACCAATTTAAGTGGGGCAAAGCAGGTTCCACCGGTTGTAACTGGCATTACAGCTGAATTTATTCAAACGACTTTAGATAATCGTTGGTATCTGGTAGTTTTAGGTGCTCCTAGAGACGATCAGATTGTAGCGGCGCACATTCATTGTGCTAAAACAGGAATGAACGGCCCAGTCGTTTATCCATTCTACGGCGGCGCCCCTCGTCGTAATCTACTTATAAAGGGTTCTATTGAAGATTCCAAGTTTGCCCCTTATGTTGTAGATCCTATGGTTTGTCCAGTAGAAATAAAAACACTTCCTCAACTTAGATTGGCTATCAGGGCTGGATACATTTATGTAAATGTTCATACACAGAAGCATCCAGGCGGCGCGGTTAGGGGACAAGTTTTCCGTTTGATCTAATCGATATTCCGACACTAGGAACTATTTCTGAGATAAGTAATTTACACTCAGGTATTTCCTGGTGTAGAAATTAGATCTAATTTCAAAACAACGGAGGTTTATTATGAGAAAAGTAGGTATGGTCGTTTTAGCAGTGTCTGTATTGGCATTGTCTGGTTGTGGCTTGTTCCACAAGCATCATCACCATCGTGCAGGTGTGACTATCTCTAGTCCAGTAGCATAAATTACACAAAAACAGATTAAGTAATCGAGACCCCCGTACAGCTATAAATAGCCGTACGGGGGTTTTCCATTATGATTGTAGGAATTTCAGGTTTTATTGGATGTGGTAAAAGTACAGTTGCACACTGGCTTACAGATGAGCATAATTTTAGAAAAGATAGTTTTGCAACAAGCTTGAAAGATGCTTGTGCATTTATTTTTGATTGGCCTCGAGATATGATTGAGGGCGATACAAAAGAATCACGCGAATGGCGTGAACAAGTAGATACATGGTGGGCAGGGAAACTCGGTATTCCAAATTTCAGCCCCAGACTTGCAATGCAATTGGTAGGAACTGATTCATTGCGGAATCACTTTAATGAGGGTATATGGTTTTTGACACTAGAAAATCGTATTCGTAAGAATCCAAAACAACACGTTGTTATAAGCGATGTTAGGTTTCCTAATGAAGTTGATTTTATTAAAAATCAGGGTGGCATTCTAATCAGGGTGGATCGTGGTCCAGCACCAGTATGGTATGAAACTGCTGTTATGGCAAATAGTGGTAATTCCATAGCTAAAGAAGTGATGATGAAGACTTATTCACAGGCGCATTCAAGTGAATGGTCGTGGGTGGGGTCAAAATTCGATTTCGAGCTAAATAATAACGGAACCTTAGAAACACTAAAAGACCAAGTTCGGAAAATTATTTCCAGAGTTTTATGAGTTCCTAGCCTGCGTTTCCTACGAAAATATGACTCTTGTTGATAAATACTCATAACAAGAAGTAATTCTTCAAAGGAGTTAAAATAAATGGCTGTCCTAGTATCCCCTGGCGTAAGTATTTCTGTAATTGACCAAAGCATCAACGTAGGTGCTGGTCCAGGAACTGTGCCACTTGTCTTTATCGCCACACAAGAAAACAAACCAGATCCCACAGATCCGACAGGTCTCACAATTGCCCCTGGTACAACCAAGGAAACTGCTGGTCAGGTATGGTCTATTACCTCCCAACGAGATCTAGTTACCACATTTGGTGATCCAATTTTCTATAGTGTAAGTGGCACATCTTTAAATGGTTATCCACTAAATGAATATGGCCTTTTGGCTTCTTATTCATATTTAGGTATTGCTAATTTGATGAGGGTTGTTCGTGCTGATATTAACACTGGTCAACTTGAATCTACACCAGTAGAACCAAGAAGTCCAGCAGCGGCCGGCACATATTGGTTAGATGAATCGACCACAGGAACCACATGGGGTCTATTTAAGCGTTCTGGGACTTTCCCGAACGAAGTGTGGACTTCTGTGAAACCCACTTTTGTTGTAAACTACACTACTGGTGATGAGTTATTAAATCCTCCGCCAACAGGTGTTGATGGAGATACCGCAGTTGTAGTATATGAAGAAAGCGGTAAGATTGTATATTGGACACATATCGCTGGTGCATGGGCTATGTTGAAAGAGAATGTGGTGGATACTGGTGTTATACTTTCTAAAGTATGGCCTGATCTTACCGACATTTCGATTTTAGCACCGTTCTGGGTTAAAACATCTGCCGCAGCTTCTGGCGCAAATATAGTTGTTCGTAGAATGGATGCAACATTAGGTACATTCGTTCTAGTTACAACACCGATTTTTTATACTGACGCCGAAGCTAATGCTTTTTATGATTCAAATCCATTTGGAACTGCTGGGCAAATTTATGTTCAGGCAATTCCTGAACAAACACCGACTCAACTATTACCACCAAATGCATTTCGCTTTAAATATTCACTTGAAGACGGTGTTTGGGGAATCTTTACAGACTCTTCGGCAATAGTTGGGCAAGAAAGTGTTCCTACACAAGGACCTGCTAATGGGCAAATGTGGTTTAATGCAGAAATTGGTGTAGACGGCGAAGGTCGTTCTACAGTTGATATGCTTTATGCTGATGGTGCAGGTAGTTGGCAAAATGTTAACTTAGAGGGATTCCCCGATTTGTTAACAATCGCAGGTGCTCCTACACTTTATGGACAATCGGCAGATCCTAAAGATAATGTTCCTGCACCAATTTTAGTACAGGGCGATATCTGGGTGGATACTGATAGAGGTCCATATCCCGTAATTCAGAAATGGAACGGATCTGGTTGGGTATTGGTTGATCTTACCGATCAAACTACACCAAATGGTATTATCTTCCAAGATGCACGTCCAAATCCAATGTATAATTTAGCTCCTGGAACAATTGGCACTGGCGAAAATAATGGTGGTGGAAATGCCCCTGACTTAGATGGAGATGCCCCAGATTCTGATTTGTATCCAAAAGGCTTTTTGCTCTGGAATACTCGTTATTCTACAAATAACATCAAACAGTGGCAAAATCCAGCAGTCTTTGAAGATGTAGTTGCTTCCCCGGATAATACGAATGATGATTCAAAGGGTCGTTGGATTACGATTTCTGGAAACAATGCCGTAGGAATTCCTTATATGGGCGAAGCTGCCCAACAGATTGTAATTGTTCGTGCAATTCAAGAAGCAATTCTTACTAATGAAGATATTCGTGCTGAAGATTTGTATTTCAACTTGATTGCTGCCCCTGGATTTGTTGAAGCAATGGATGAGATGATAATTCTCAATGAGGACAGAAAGGCGACTGCCTTCGTACTTGGTGATACACCATTTACATTAGCAGCGAATGGCACATCATTGCAGAATTGGGCAACCAATCAAGGTGGGGCACTCGGTAATGGCCCATTTGGTTTGACTTCTGTTAGCAAATATCTTGGACTTTGGTATCCGAGTGGTTTAGCTACAAACGTAGATGGAACAGATGTTGTTGTTCCACCGACACATATGGCTCTCCGTACTATTGCATTTAATGACCAAGTTGCTTATCCGTGGTTTGCACCAGCTGGATTACAGCGCGGTGTTGTCAACAATGCAGTGGCAGTTGGTTATGTCAATGAATCTGGCCAATTTATCACAGTTAAATTGAACGAGGGTCAGAGAGATATCCTGTATATTAACGGCATTAACCCAATTCGTGTTATGCCACAGGGAGGTATTGTGATTTTCGGTCAGAAGACACGTCAACCGTATGCAAGTGCAACAGATCGTATCAACGTGGTTCGTTTAGAAAACTACTTGCGCTACCAATGTAATTTACTTGCTATGCCGTTCTTGTTTGAACCTAATGACTCCCAGACTCGTAAAGCAGTCAAGGATGCATTTGATAGATTCCTTTCAGAACTTATTACATTGCGGGCATTGTATGACTTCTTGGTAGTTTGCGATTTGAGCAATAACACGCCAGCGCGTATCGATAGAAATGAACTCTGGATCGATATTGCAATTCAACCTGTTAAAGCAATTGAATTTATTTACATTCCGATCAGAATCAAGAATACTGGTGCTAGTTTGACAGCATGAAGTAAATGACTTAGTCAGAAAGCCGCTTTTAAGCGGCTTTCTTTTTGATAAATACCCATGAATAGAAAAATTTCAGAAAGTGATAAATACAAATAGCTATAAAGCAGGAGACAAAGATGGCAAATCTATCTAAATTCGGTATTCCCTTAGACGGAAACAAGCTAGGTATTCTACACCCTAAGCAAAAATATCGCTTTAGAGTTATTTTCAAGAATTTTGGCGAAAACAATAGCCTGCGCGAAATGACTCAAAACGTTATGACATGCACACGACCGAAGATTACTTATAATGACATTGAATTGCATTCATACAATTCTGTCGCTTGGATCGCAGGTAAGCATACATTTGAAACAATTGAAATTACATTACGTGATGATATCACTAATGCTGTTCTTTCGTCAGTGGGTGCCCAAGTTCAGAAACAAATGAACCACTATGAACAGACAAGCGCTGTTGCGGGTATTAACTACAAGTTTGCGATGGAAATTCACACACTTGATGGTACAAATAATGAGCAACTTGAATCGTGGGACCTAGATGGTTGCTTCTTACAGGCAGTTCAGTATCCAGACAGTGATTATTCAAGTGGAGATCCTAATGTGGTTACATTAACAATTCGCTTTGATAATGCTACAAACGTTGCAGGACCAAATACAAACGACGGTACAACAGTCGGCGGCGATCCATATCCAAATCTCGCATCCCCAACTGGTGGTACTACATTCGCTTAATCGCGAATTTATGGAGGTTTAGTGCCTAGTTTCTCTAGCCTATTCACCCACTTGACCGGAGCTGGTTTCTATTATGAAAAAAGCTCCCGTCATGCCACATACAACTTCAGTCAAGACGGGCAATCCCTTTATAGAAATACTCCACGAGTTCCGTTTGAATATTACATTAGAATAAATTTGAATAATGTCGGAACAGCCAAAAAATTTGTAGATACATTTTTCAATAATCCTCAATGGACACAAATTCAGCCGTTGGTTAAGTCAATAGAAATGCCGGCGATGAAAATTGAAACTACACCTCTCAATCAATACAATAGAAAGAGACTAAGCCAGACAAAAATTGCATTTGAACCAGTTAAAGCAGTTTTTCATGATGTAAATGATGGAAAGACATTGAAATTCTGGGATATGTATTATAGGTACTATTTTGCAGATGGTATTGAAGCGGGCGTCAATTTAGCAAAGGTAGATACAAAAGCACCAGGTATGTTTAGTGTTGAAAAGCTTACTGATGGTTTAAAAAGTATGCTTCCGAAGATAAACCCAAATATTCTTAATCTGCCTGGTTCTGTAAAGAATATGCTTGGAACAATTACGGGTGGAAAGGATCTTACTATACCTTCTAATACTTTAGGGGAGAAGAGAACCTTAAATAATATCATAGGCGATACCTTAGATAATCATAACTTTGGATTTAATTTACCGCAAGTCGGGAATATACGTAATTTGATTCAATCAATTGAAATATTCCAAGTTCACGGTGGTAGATTTAATATGGTTACTCTTGTTAATCCACGCATTGCAGCATTTACGCACGATGTTCTGAATTATGCAGTAGGTGATAAGACATTAGAACTAACATTTTCTTTTGAATATGAATATGCATTCTATAATATTCAAAATCTGAAATTAGATGACGGCGAGGATAAACCGAATAATCCATCTTCGTTAGAACAATTTAATCATGGTGAATTCTTAGAATTACCAGCATTAGCATTTAATACTGCGTTAGTAGATTTCATGGAATCTAATAATCCGTTATTGCATTCTGATAATCCATTGCTTAGTAGAATTGGAAAAAATGTCCAATCGACTATTGGCGGTGTTACCGGTGCATTTTTATCTGATAAAGTAGTGCGTAAGGTTGGTGCTAGTGCTTTAGACGGATTAGCTCATATAAATCCTAAGCCAGTTCATCCTACAAGCGGACCCCCAGTTCAAGCGAGATCTTTTAAATCTACAGCCACACCCGCATCAGTTGCATACAAAGATGTAAATAGAATTGGTAATTCTCCGCCTAGCACTGGATAACCATGGCAAATGCAAACATAGCATCAATTGGCCGTTTTAGTTCCCAGATGTTGACTTATCTTGGAACGCAGAGAACCGTTAAATTAACTGGTGGCGGACAATATTCCAATACCTTTAAATATTCAACAGGTCCTACGGTATTTCCATCTCCCGATAGTTCACAACAAGCATTTTTGGGAGAGGGTGTAGTTGGTAATTGGAGTCCCAATGCCTATGATTCTACAAAATGTTATTTTATGTCTAGAGGAGCCTCAGCAGTGTATGCGGACACAATGACTGCACTGGCTCTGGATATTGCAGCAATTCTAAGTATTACGCCGCAGGCCTTTTTAGAACAATCTACAAGAAATGGCCAACAACTATTATTGTCTATGGACGCTTATAGGGCATTCAATGATTTACGTGATCCTGGGAATCAAGTCGGTGTTGTTACTACAGTCAATAATAGGTTTAGTTTGCAGGCAAGGCAGATAAGGGCTTAAATGGGTAACTATGTTCAAGGTCATTATACGCCAGTTAATCCAGATAAGTATGTCGGTTCTTATCCAATAGTTTATCGTTCCTCCTGGGAATTTAAATTAATGGAAATGTTTGATTCACATTCGAGTATTATAGAATGGGCAAGCGAATCTCTTAAAATTCCCTACACTAATCCTTTCACCAATAAATACACAGTATATGTGCCGGACTTCGTTGTTGTCTATCAAGATGCCAAAGGAATGCGGAAAGCTGAAATTATTGAAGTTAAACCATCTAAGGAAACTTTTCTAGAAGAGGCAAAATCTCAGAAGCATAAATTAGCGGCTGTTCTGAATGCTCATAAATGGAATGCTGCACATATTTTTGCTAAAAATCACGGTATGACTTTTAGAGTTATGAATGAACATCATATATTTAATAATCCTGGAAAGAAGAGAAAATAATGCCAGTTACTAAAAAGATGGAAGACTTCTTTAATTTGCCTCCTTCTCATCCAGAAGAAGAGTTGATTATAACTCCGATTAAAACAAAAGAAGAATTAATGGTAGAAGCAAACCAAATTTTCTCTGCACTATCTACAGTAGAAAAGATTGACCACGCTTTACCTGTTGTAAATGGTTTAGATATGCACGATAGTGAAATGGATGATATTGCTAACAAGGCAGTTAAGACATTTCAGGATTTAGTGAATTTGGGTGGTAATGTACCCGATATGCATGCTGGTAAAATTTATGAAGTGGCAGGCCAACTATTAAAAACAGCTTTGGATGCAAAGAATTCTAAAGCAGAGCGTAAACTGAAAATGATTGATCTTCAAATTAAGAAAGCAAAGCTTGAAATAGATTCCGGGAACAATGATAATCCTTCTACCCGTGGCGGCGGGGAATTTGACCGTAATGAACTCCTCAAGTATATCGTACAGACGAATAAATCAGAAAACTCTGATAAATAGTCATAACACTGGAGTTAATATGGCAGAAAAGAAAACATTTACATCATATATTGCTGAAACCAAAACTGACTATAAGTATGTTTTGAAATTCGCTGTGACTGAAATGACAGATAATATGATTGATTTGCTTGAAGCAGGTCTCAGCAGGTATGAACTGAAGCAAGCATCCTCTTTTAGAAAAACACCAATTCAAGAAAGTCCTTTAGATTTTCCGAATGTGAAGAATATGCCGGTCTACATCTGCGATGTCACTATGGGCTACCCTGCATCGCTTGATTTTCTTCGTACTTATGTTTGCAACACATTAGGCATTTCAGAAGCATGCCTTGCAGTCTATTCCGAAAACGATCCAAGGCAAATAGAAACTGATTTATACCTCGACAGAAGTTCTCCAGAGTATTTAGAAAAATATAAGACTCGTTTAGGGTCAGATTATGAAGAAGATCCTACCTGGATTCCAGATCAGCATTATGGTGAAAAATATAATACCAAGTTCTTACAGGAACTTGCTAAAGTTCAGAAAGAAAGAAAAGTTGCAGTTGTTGATAATCCACTCAGTCCAGCTGAAAAGATTGATCATACAACTTTACCGAAAGGATATGATGGATTTAACGATCCTAAGAATTTAAATAAGGATGATGTAGGTCTCTTTGGTCGTATTAAGAAACCTAGCTTAGTAAAGGTAGGTGTATTATGAAAAGTATGAGAGATATGATTAACCTTATGGAAGGTGCTCGTCCTGGAACTTATGAAGTTCCGGCAGTTATGAGAAAGCAACAAGGGCAGGCCCCACTTACTCCGCAAGATGTTCAAAGACACGATACAGAAGGTAGAATAAGCCATCCCGACACATTGGCTAAAAATATTCGTAATCTTCCGAAAGAAAGTGCTAGTCCTTTAGAAGAGAATTTGCCATCGTCAAATGTTTCAGAATTGGCAAGACTGTATGATATGGGTGAAATTAGCTTTGAAGAATTTAGAAGCAAGCTCGATGATTTAGAATATACATCAAATTCACAACAACAAGGTGAAATGGGTTGGCAAGGTAATGATACTCCTGCCGGAAATCGTGCTTTTGATCAAGAACAAGGTGATTGGAATCAACTCGATGAACCTTTCGATGACGAACCAGAATTAGCCGAAAAATCTACTTCACAAAAACAAGCTCGTTTTATGGCAGCTTGCGCACATGGTGCAGATTATGATTCGTGCCCATCTGATGATATATCACAGGAATTTAATAGAGCTGATACAGAAACGAAACAATTGAGCAAAGCT